CAGACACAGTATTCGCTATAGTAGAAAGAGAATATAAAAATTACAAAGAAGAAATAGCAATATCAGGCAAATGAAAACGCTACACGTCAAACCCAAGTTATCTGAAGAACAAATAAAAAAACTAGAGGGAACTTTTCTTGATGAATCTTATATTGATCATTTAGTTAATGATGACACAATAGTTTATAATGAAAAGAACGAACCTTTAGTAGTTTTTAGAAAAAATTGTATTCCTAGCAACCATATCAAACTTGCTTATCCTGTATTAAAAAAAGCTATAGGCAAAACAAGTAATAGAGGCAAAGCTGGTGGAAATTTTAATTTTAAAGTTGGCGATGTAGTAGATGGTTCAGTTGTTGGTAAAGTATTAAGTGGAAATAGATTTATTCCATTAAAAAAAGATGGAACTTTATCTAACTCTCCTAAATCTAAAAACGTAGATTCTAGTATTATTGGTTATGCTGATAGATACCCTAGAATACCTTATTGCAGACAAACAGCTTTCACAGAAAAAAATTTCGATATTTATAAAAACGCTTTACCCTACATACAAAGTATTTCTAAAGTATTTCAAGAAGCATTACCAGAAAGATGGGCTAATCAAAAAGCACAATGGGATAAAACAAGTAAAGATTTCAGAATACACGACACAGTATTTACAACTATAACAGTAAATAAGAATTTCCGTACAGCTTCACATTACGACAAAGGCGATCTAAAAGAGGGTTTCGGAAATTTAGCAGTATTACAAACAGGAAATTATGAGGGTGGTTATACCGTCATTCCTAAATATGGAGTAGCTGTTGATGTTAGAACTTGCGATGTCGCATTGTTTGACGTTCACGAATTACATGGTAATACTGAAATTAAATCAAAACAACCTTATGAACGAATATCAGTTATTTGTTATTACAGAGAAAAAATGATTGATTGTGGAACAGCAGAGGAAGAACTTAATAGGATTAAACATGCTCGATAATTTTATATACAGAAAAAATACAACTGACGAAAATGTAATTAAAGAAATAATTACAAAAGAAGCGTACAGAAAAAAGAAATTAAATTTTGGTGTTGAAGCTAATGACATCTGGCTTGATGGTGGTTCTCATATTGGTGTATTTGGCCTTTATGTAGCTACTAAAGGTGGAAAAAAAGTTTATTGTTATGAACCTGAAACAGAAAACTTTCAAATATTACAGCAAAACGCCACAATGATAAATTCTAAATACCCTACTAATTTAGAATGTTTCCAATATGCAATTAATCAAAATGGTGGAACAGGGCAGTTCACGATAGCACCTAACACTTGGCGACACTCTTTAGTTTCACATTATAAAAAAAAATTACCAACAGTTGAAATACAATGCATGAAACTTGACGAAATATTGACAAGACACCCTGATATAAACGCTATTAAATTAGATATTGAGGGATCAGAGTTAGAGATATTCGATCACGAACACAATTTTGCCAACATTAACAAACTAGTCTTTGAATATTCTTTTACAAAAGATAGATTAATGGATAACTTCTTTAAAAGAATGGACAAGCTATCTAAATATTTCTTTGTAGATATACAACCTAGTTATTATAATCAAAAACATCAAGGCAAAGAGGGTTATTGGGGTGGCTTTATAGATACAATCATATATTGTATAAGAAAGTAAAAAGGACATAATGGCAAGACCACTTAAAAAAGTTGATACCGAAGCTATAAAGAAATTAGCCCAATTACATTGTACTTTTGACGAGATTGCAGAGTTTTCAGGAGTTTCGACAAAGACATTACAACGTAATTATGTCCACCTTATAAAAAAGGGGAGAGAGATGGGCAAAATAAGTTTAAGACGTGCACAATTTGAAAAAGCATTGGGTGGTAATGTTGTTATGCAGATATGGTTAGGAAAACAGCATTTAGACCAACGAGATAAAATTGAACAAACAACTTACAACGAACCCTTACCATTAATCATAGAAGCCAAGAATGTCACAGAAAAAGGGTAACGTATTTGGGGCAGTTGTCCTTTACACTAAAACTGAAAAAGGTACATCTATTGGCAGACGACCAATAACAAGCACAATGAATAAAAACAAACGAAGACAACGAAAGGCGAAATATCGTGGACAAGGAAGATAGAGAAAAAGCACAGATAAAAGAAGAACTAGAATTAGTAAAAAAACAAAGAGATATTGCTTTGCGTAAATTACATAAAGCATTACAGATAGCAAAAGATTTAAGAAAGTTGGTGGAGAGTGGACAATAAAAGATCAAATTTTTATCCTAATGGAGAAATAATAGATTACTCTTTACCTCAATCGTTTAGGTTAAGCACAACTAAAGAAGCCTGTGGAAACTGTGGGCTTTACAGCAATAAGCGTTCTTTCTGCGGAAGATGGGGAAGTAAAGCAGTTAAAGATAATTATATTTGTGATGATTGGAGAAAAAGGTTTTTTAAGAGATAGATCTATGATATTTATGCCAAATGGCTAAATACAGAGGAAGAACAGTTAAGTTAAACAAAATACAACGTGGCGATGTAAAGAAATTTAAAGTTTTTGTCCGAGATAAAAGTTCAGGCAAAATTAAAAAAGTTAATTTCGGCTCAAAGACTATGTCTATCAAAAAACATATTCCAGCAAGAAAACGTAGCTTCATGGCTCGTATGGGTGGAGTTCTTAAAAAAGTAAAAGGCCAAAAGAATTTAAGTCCAGCTTATTGGAGTATAAGGTCGTGGAGATGATTGATAAGTATATAATTAAATTTTTGTCAGCTGTTGATAGATTATTTGATGGCCTTGCAAAATTATTAACTAAACGAAAAAAGAAAAAAAGATGAGAGATACAAAAGTTTTAGAATCGTTTAAGAAACACGCTGAGAAGAAGCTAAAGGAAATGAATATATTTAAGAATTTAAAAAAAGAAGTAGAACATGGTGCTAATGGCACTCAACAGTATGTAATTAAAAAAGGTATCAACAAAGGCAAAGTAGCTAAATAATATGGGTAGGATTATGAACTATTATTTTACAGGAATATTGATTTTAGGATTTGTATTTTTAGCACTTTGTATGAAGCCAATATGAAAATATCTGAGAACACATCTGTAGCTATGCCAATTAAGAACATGGTTGGTATTATCGTAGCTGTTGCTATGGGAATCTTTGCATATACAGAAGTTACTGCAAGATTAACAAGTTTAGAAACATCAAGAGAATTAATGAACTCTGATCTACTTAAAAAGTCAGAACAAACTACAACTGATAAAGAGCAATATCTTTTATTGGAAGATTTATACGAAACTGTAGAAAAGCACCAAGAACTTTTAGATAAAAATATTCACACTCAAGTCATGTTAGATCACATAGAGGCACAATTAGATAAAGCATTAAAAGATATTGAAGAACTAAAAGATAAGGTAAGACAAAATGGAAACAATCATTAGTAGTGTCGTTGCTTTGTGTATGTTTGTGGCTGGAGAACTACAAGAACATAGAATCCAAGATAAAATGTCAGATTGTCTAAAGGGTAAAAGAGAAGCTGAAAGAAATGCTAACAGTAATATTGAATATAAGTGTGGCAAAGTTAAAGCTGAATTAGAAGAAAATATAGATGGAAGTAAGTCAATTAAAAAGATAGTATCCAAAGAATGAAATTCGTTTTAGCTTATACTATCTGCTCTGCTATAACAGGATTCTGTAATACTCCAGCAGTACACCCTATAAAATTTGACACTTGGACAGATTGCACTAAGGCTGGTGCTACTGTAACAATTAAAGTAACAAACGAATATAAACAAAAATTTAACGAGGAAAAATTATACATATCTTACTTTTGTAATGAAAATAACACTGACAAAACCCCAGCTTAAAGTATCATCAAGTAAATCGAGGTTTAGAGTTTTAGTAAGTGGGCGTAGATTTGGTAAAACTTATTTATGCATTACTGAAATGATGAAGTACGCAACAGGGTTAAATAAAAAAATATGGTATGTTGCACCTACATTCAAAATGGCAAAAGAAATCGTTTGGTCTAAATTAAAAGAAATGTTATCACAATTTAATTGGATCGAAGATATTAATGAATCCAATATGACAATCACAATAAAAAAAACAGGAAGCAAAATATCACTAAAAGGTTGTGATGCTTACGATAGTTTAAGGGGTGTTGGGTTAGACTTTTTAATATTAGACGAGTTTGCTGACATAGACGAAAAAGCGTGGACTGAAGTTTTGAGAGCGTCTGTATCTGACACGCAAGGCGACGTACTAATGTGTGGTTCTCCAAAAGGTTATGGTAATTGGTCTTACCGTATGTACTTGAAAGGCCAAGATCAAGACAAAGAATGGGATAGTTTTCAATTTACGACTTTAGATGGTGGTATGGTTACTGAAGATGAAATAGAACAAGCTAAACAAGATATTGATATTAGAACTTTTAGACAAGAGTTTGAGGGTACATTTGAGAACTATGCTGGTAGTGTTTATTATAATTTCCACCCTGTAGA